TTTGAAAGTAGTTATCAACTAGTGCATCAATCATTACCAGTTCATCAATACTAGCTGTTTTTATTTTGTGCATTAAGCTGTCTATTTTGTTTAGTACGTTGGTACACATTTCAGGGTTGTTATGATACACTGTATTAAAACCCTCTTGATATATTCGCTCTAGTATCTTTGATGTTTTATTTACTTGTAGTTTTACGTTTTGTTTAAATGCTTTACTGCCTTTTAAATCATCGTTTGCTTCTAGTAGTAATTGGCTTATTAATACGCATTTTAAATAAGCTAAGTGTCTATCGTTTATTGGTTCATCATAAACCCCTCTAACTTGTTCTTGGTGTTCTAGTTCTTTTTGTTCCATTTGTTTATAGTATTCTATTTGTTTTTTTCTATCCATTGCTGTTGCTGCTCTCTAAGGTATTCTATTTCACGTCTTAAATAATCTGCTGCTTTTTCTAAGTCTTTTAACTCATCGTCTTTTTTTCCGCTTCTGCAAATATACTTAATTATATTTCCCCTATTGAAGTTTAGCTCATAATCTTTTATAAAGTCTATAACGTCATAGCCTTTACCGTTTTCGTAATGTAAATAAGTTGCTCGTTTCATAATTTTATTTTATTTAATTCGTTTTGATATACTTGTGCTGCTTCTTTTTCGTCTGTAAAAAGACCAAGATATTTATATTTACCATTTATTTGGATTTGTGCCTGCCATTTACCAGTTGCTTTAATCAAAGTAACCCCAGTATATTTTGAAGTACCTTTTTTGTCTTTAGATGAGTTTTCTCTAGACGTTATTATCTGTAAATTGTACAGCTTGTTGTTTACTTTGTTATTATCTATATGGTCAATAACAAGCTCTGAAGTTTTTGGTTTATGGTTTAAAAATGAATAAGCTACTAAAACGTAAGTATAAAAAGAAGTTTTTTTACCATTAAAATACAAAGTGCAAATATTTCTTCCATATGAATTTATAGGAGTTTTTAAAACCTTTGATTTGCCAGTTTTATTATAATTTAAACTTCTAACGTTTCCTAAATTACTAACTTGATAAAATCCTTCATATTCTGGAATGTCTTTCCACACTTCTATTCCTAATCTACTTAATGTTTTTGCTATCATTTTGTTTTTGTTTTATAATAATGCTAATATTCTTAAATCTTCTTGTATGTCTTTAATCATTTTTAAAGCGTCTTTATAGTCTTGGTTTTCCATTGCTTCTATAACTATGTCTAGGTCATATACAAATCTAATCATTTGTTCTAAGTTTTAATAAGTGATAACACTCTGCATATTTTTGACGTGCTTTGCCTTTGTATTCTTGTTTAAATAATTCGTACATCTTTTTTGTATATTGATATTTAGTATCGCAATCAGCTAAGTGTTTCTCTGAAAACTTTTTTCCTTTGCCTTTAAAATAGTTTACGTTGTCGGCAGTATCTCCAATTATCATTTGCTCATAAAAGTTATATAAGGCTTCGTCCTCGCTTATATCTAAAACTTCTTTGTGTTTGTAGTGATAGTTGTACATAAGGCAAGGGAACTGCTTATAGTCTTTGTCAATGCTTACTATCATAACATTGTCACGTCCTAGTTCGTTTGATAGTTCGTACCAGTACCTAGCAACCATATCATCGGTTTCAATTCCATAACCCCAAACGCTGTCGTATTGGTCTTTAACGTATTGATGCATCTCATCTAATAAAGGTGGTAACTCTTGCTTTTTTCTATTGGCTTTGTAGTCGCTTGTAATTAGCTTTCTAAAGTTTCCCTTACTACCGCTAAACGTTAGTACTTTTTCTATCGGATACATATCTTCAAGCTTATTGACTATGCTCATAAATTGCTCATCAAACTTCGCTTGTGCTTCTTCTATATCTCTATAATATTTGTCATCTTCTGGGTTCTCTCGTTTCTTATAACAAGCAGCAAAGATTAAACTATCTGCATCTACTAGTAGTATCATTCTATATCTAAATTAAAGCATTCAACTGAACAATAATAATCTCCGTTTGTTTCAGAACCACAACAGGCACACTCTGTCTTTGTATCTGGTTCATCTATATAACTATCTAACCAACTCATATTTCGTATTGTTTTAAATCGTTTTCTAATTTTTCTATTTGTTCTTTAAACTGTATTAACTGCTTATTTTTTTCTTCTCGTATTAAACTTATACGTCTTGTTAATACTGTATTCTCAACGTTTAAACCGTTTACATATTGACCTATCTCTGTCATTCCTTGCACTATGTTTTTTAAGTCTGTATTGGCTGGTTTCTCTTTGCTCCATTGCATAATTAAATTAGATATGTGGTTAAACCATAAATTATAAGACTGTTTTTGTAGTGGTGTCATTATATCTTAGAACCTATAATTAAACCAAAAGTAAAAATTAAAATCCCTAAAAGCAAAATACTTCCTGTTATTATAAGGTTTCTATATTCTTTTTGTTTACGTTCTTTTTCTTGTAACTCTTTTTTAGTATAAACCTCTATACGGTTTTTTCTAGTTTCAATGTGTAATCCTGTTTTTGTCTTTTTCATTCTATTTGTTTTATTGGGGGCTTTTACACCCCCCTATTATTATTTAGTTACAATTGTTTAAAAACTTCACGAAAGCTAAGTCATCATTTCTAAGCTCTCTGTTATATTCGTGCTCGATGAAATCATACTCATCTTTAGTTATTATACACTCAACGTCTTCACATACATCGAAAATACTCATTACAATATGAACATATTCTCCTAATTGTTTATTTCTTCTATCAAATCTCTTGATTACTTCTAATTTGATAATGTCTAAATTTGCTTCGTAGTGACTCATAATATTTTGTTTTTGTTTTGTTATGCCTTATTGACACTACAAATATACAAATAAATATTTGTTATAAACAAATTATTAACTATTTTTTTTTATTTATTTTTTCTTTTATCTGGAAATAGCTGTCCCATATACCTATTTCTAGTTCTTCATTTAAGTTAATTATTGCTGCATCTTTTTCTTTTAATAGATAACAAGGCTTTAATATTTTCTTTTTAGTCCAGAGCGTTGTATCAGGGCAATACATATCTTTTGTTTGTAAGTCTTTTAAATTATTTAACCAGAACATATAATTGCCTTTAGGGTCGTTTACTAAATATAATGCGACTTTTCCTGTTTCAATTAGTTTATCGTACTTAAATTTTTCTATTATTTTGGTGTCATAATATTTATTTCTAAACTTCATTTCTATAACACATTCTTGACCCTTTGGCGTTGTGCCTGTGGCGTCCCAGCTTTCATTCCCTTTGCCTGTATGGGTTAAGTTCCACCCATCTAAATTTAAAAGTGTAACTACTGCTTTTTCCCAGTTATGTATTTTCTCAATCATTTATTTTGTTATATATATTATCAATATCTTTAATCCACATTACTAATATTTTTGGTTTGCAGCTACAAGGTTCGTGATACCTATGATTTAAGTAACGAGCGTGGAGCGTACACAGTAGCCTGTATTGGTCTTTTGTTAGCTTAGTGGATACATTTGCTTTAAAGTCAATCCACGCTTCCTGGTCTTCTATTCTCATAAGTCTATATTTATATCATTCCAATCATCACGCCTTTGGTCGCAACCGCAACTGTCACCCCATATTTTTTTTACTATCCAATGAATGCCAGTGTAATAAGTAATGTAATAAACTAAATCCCCTAATCTCATAACTTGTTTTTTATATGTTTCTTTGCGTTTGTATATGTATTGTAAAGTGAGTAATAACTTATTTTAGTGTTTCTGCTTAACTCCGCAACGCTTACGCCCTTAGCGACTATCTCAAATATCTTTTTATCATACCAGTACATTTCGTTTAGTATGCTGTCTATATGGTCACGCTGCTTTGCCCATTCAACCTCATCTATACCGCTTTCTTGTATTTCTTTAAGCTCGTTAATGTCGTTTAAATAAACCTTTTTTTGTCTTAGGCTTGACTTGTATAAATTTGTATAAATACCTCTTAGAACTTTGTAGCAGTAGTAATGGTTTATCTGGTCTTTATAGTAAAGGTCTAAA